GTTATCTTTCCAGCAGCAGTCGAGTCGTCAACTTTGGATAGAAATTCTGTATTAAATAGTGCAGCCGTTACAGGCTGTTTAGGATACAAAGCCATTTTTCCACCTTATTCTAAAAGTCTAAATGTTAATAGTCCAGTTTCATAATATCCAGGCAAGCCTCTGGCATACAATTCTTTTAATTTAAAACCAACTCCGTCAGACGAATCCTGGGTTTTCTCTAAGATACATTTAAAATAAACATCTGGTTTATCTTCATCGGGAATAAATTCAACAGTGTTTTTATTTACAACATACTTTAAAAACTCTCTGCAATTTTCAACACCAGATAAATCGGTCTTTAAATAAGCATTGTTTTGGGCGATATTTGTTATAAATGAGAATGACAATTCCATTAATTTATTATCACCATATTTAATCATCTCAACATTTCCGCTTGCAGATCTTCTAACCGTTGGATCATTTGCCGACTGGTTGTCATCAAAAGAAACATAATTTTGAGGCATCATTTGTGGCGACCAAACAGAGCCAACAGAAGCTGTTGATGTCTGACTTGTTGCTAGGCTTGTGTCTGTAGAAAAGCCAAGCAAATCAAAGCATGAATAAGCTAGCACAGTTGAGGTGCTTGCAAGTATTTTAAATGATCCAGTTGCATCTATTGTATACTTTCGCATATCTCTATCTGTTGTATATGTATATATATAAGTACCAGAATCATTCATTTTTAACACAACTTCAGCTATGAAATCTTCAAAAGAATAAGAATCAAGATCTAGCTCAATAATAATTTCAGGTCCTGCGCCTTCTGAAAAGCTTAGTTTATAATTCTCTTCATTAACCTCATGACCATAATAGAATTTACAGAATGTATTTATCATACAGCTCCTACGACTTTAGCACCATGTTGTTCAAATGCTGAGTTAAGCAATTCAACTATATGTAAAGATGTTTCTCGGTTATCTAAAACATTGCCAGCAATATTAACTTGAATTTTAGTCTCTGGCTTTTGTGCAGCCGCTGGCTCTGCTAATGCTGGCGAATCAATCGGAGTTGTAATCCCAGAATTCAAACCACCGCCTAAACTTAAGCTTGAACCACCAGATGAGCCACTAGCTCCGCCGCCGAAAGAAGTGTTAGCAATCTTAGACACATTTAAAAATCCCATGATACCAATTGCAATTGCCGCAGGAATTGCAAAAACTCCACCAGCCGCTAAAGTTTTGTTTATACTTTCGTACGTAGAGATTGTTGCGTTGGCGATTCCAGCAATCTTACCAATCTCAAAAAGTTCTTTTGATCCTGATTCCATTAGCCCAGCAATTGCCCCAAGATCGGATTGTGTTTGAGCAAGCTTTGCTTTAGAAATAAGTTTATCGAAATCAGCAAGCTTTTGTGAATTGCCAGCAAGCTTTGTTTTATGTTTAATATCTTCTGCTTCAATTGCTTTTGCAGCTTGTGCTTTTGAAAATGAATCAGAACCAGCATATTTTTGTTTTATATCAGCAACATTTTTCTCATGCTGTTCAATTAATAATTGTCTTTGTGAATTAATATCTGTTTCAACCAATAATTGTCTTTGGTTTAAATTCTCTATTTTCTCATGCTTGCTTAATTGAAAATCAATCTCTGCTTGGTTGGCATCAAGAAGCATTTGTCTAGTCTCAGACATTTTCTGCGCTCTAGATGCTAATTGCTCATCATCTAATTGTTTAGACTTCTGAGCAAGAGCTGCTCTATTTAAAAGCTGCTCAACTTCATCCTTGCCACCAGTAGACCTGCCAGCTTTTCTAGCGTCATCATCAGCAGCATCTTTAACATCTTCTAAGTTTTTAATTTGTGCTTTTTTGCTAGAGATCTGCTCTTCTAAGAACTGAATATCAAATCTAGCATCGCCGCCCTGTGCTGCTAGTTTTTTAGCACTCTCAAGAGACGCGGAAAGCTTATCAATTTCTCCTCTGAGAATTACAGACTTATCAACATTTCCACCAAGAGCATTTGCAACACCATTCAAAGCATCGGCAAAATAGGCACCAAGATTTCTATTGAAGGCTTTTGCTGTTGAGTCTCCTATTTCAGAAAGTGCTACTTTAATTCTATCAAGTGCCGTCTGCATTGGTCTTGAATTAACATCTACATCTTTAAATTTCTCGCCAGCTTGAGAAATAGCAGCATTTAAAAGAGCTTGTTGCTTCTGTGCTAAATTTAATTCCTTGCCAGCAAGCCCAATTGAGGCCCCATATTCATCAAATGCTTTTTTTCCGTCTATTAAAATTCCAGCCTGTTTTAATTGCTTGGCATTGCCCGACTCAATCGCTGCTGTTATTGCTTTGAATGTATCCTCAACGCTTTTTCCGCTTATAGATGTAGCCTTAAGAGCAACATCCATAATTTGAGGTAACTTATTTGCATTAACACCAAGTTCAATTATTGTTTTATTAATACTTTCTAGGTTGTCTGAGAAATCAAACGTGCCTTTGCTTGCTTTAACAATTGATTTTTCAAGCTCTGATCCTATTAGCCCTGCTGATTCTGCAATTGCTTCAAATTGCTTTTCAGCAGCTTGCAGTTTCTCACCAGATAATGATCTTTCAAATGCAACACCAATTGCAGCGATTGCAGCAGTTGCAATGCCAGCGGCAATCGAAAACGCAGGACCAATGTTTTTAATTTTATTAACAATCCCATCAACTGAAAAGTTTTGTTCCATCTCACTGAAATGATCTTGAGATTTTTTAGAAGCATCTTTTGCACCTTGCTCTAGTTTTGCAAAGCCCTTAACGACCGATCCATTGTCTAACACTATTGATACAACAATATCATTTTCATTAGCCAAGATCTATCCTCCTGATAAAAAGGCAGCAAGATCGCCATGAGAAACTTGTCTTGCTCCATTAAAGCTATCGGGAAAAGCTTTTAAATGCAATGACCTATGTTGCTTTTCTCTTTCTGTATTTTTTAAATGAGGCCAGTCCATTACAGACAACCTTGCAAGATGCTCTTGAGCTTCAATTATTGAAATGCAGTCCCAGAATCTGTCAGCGTCGTCAATAGATAAGCTTCTCAGCTCGCCAATTGTCCAGCTATAGAATCTACACATCTTGGCATCGCGGTAATCTTTAAACTCTATTTTTTTTTAGACGGAGTGATGACATAAGTAAATAATTCTGAGAATAAATCATTCTCAATTTTATCAAGTTCTGTCATTGGTATTTGACCAAGCTCACAGATATATTCTTTCATTAATTTACCAAGCTTAACTGAGTCATCTTTTGCTTCTGAATATTTAACTTGAAAAATGTCAGCCTGACCAACAGTCGGAGCCATTATTTTATATTGATTTGCGCCGATTTCAATTGTGGCTTTTGGCTCTTGTAATCCTGCTTTAAAGTGCATATATGCCCCTGGTTAGTTATTTATTAGATAAATAATTCTAACCAGGGGCTACTTTAAGTCAATACTAAATTATGTTAATGATTGAGACCAATCACCATAAGACCAAACTGAAATTGCAGCAGGTTTTGTAGGATCAACAAAGGCCTTAATCTTAACTGGTAACATTTGCATTTTTTCACCAGAGAAATTAAGTGATTCTAGATCTATGTTGCAAGACCAGAAACAATAGTCATTCGTCTTATCAGTAGTTGAAAGTCTTACTGGATGTAAAACAACCTTAGCTTTAAGTGGTGATTGAAATTGTCCTAAAGATCCACCGCCGATAAGTTTGTTAGATCCACCAACTGGCAAGTAAGAACCAGATGTATATCTCAAAATCTTTTCATAAGCAGCAGTTGTTACTTCTTTTAGTGCAAATGAAAGCTCTGGTTTTCCAGCGCCATTTACGATCTGACCAACAATTGAAGTTCCTGTTTGATGAGTTGTGATATCAACCGGAGTTCTAGAAATTCCAGAAACCGAGATGTCTCCATCAATATATCCCATTGATTCATAAGTATCACCAACTTGAGTTAAAGAAAATGCAAACAAAGTTTTGCCAGCAGATGCTTGAGCATCATGAGCAAGAGTTGCATAACCAGTTGCAGTTGCAGTTAGTGTTACATAGTAACCAGATGATGTTGCGTCAAAGCCTGTTACAGCAGTTAGCACAGCAGCAAGAGCGGTCGCAACGTCAGATGCACTTGCAAGAGCGGATATTGCTACAGCGTGCGCTGTATAACCAGCAACAGCAGGATCAGTTCCACCAGCAGCAACATTGAACCATGCATAGCGCTTAGCTCCTGCTGAATCATAAAAGAAAAAATACTTGTTGTTAAGTGGTGCAGCAGCAGTATCACCATTACAGATGATTTGCTGAATTTGCACTTGAGTAGTACCCATATAAACATCACATGGTTCCATTTTAATATTGTTTGCATCGTTAGCCATTTATTTACTCCTTGTAAATTGTTAAACACTTAAAATTAAGTAACTCGTAAACTCTATTGTAACCTTAATTGAATTGTCATTGCTTTCGCTCATCTGCGCATAATTAATTGCGCCAAGTGAAACATTTTTAATTGACTGCCCAAATCTATTCGAAGGCTTTAAAACTTCTTTGATCAAAAACTCTGACTTAGCAACTGCCTTATCTAATCCTTCAGATGGGTTCTTAAATCCTTTAATCCAAAAACTAACCAAGCAACGGCAAGACATTTCTTGATCGTTCTGATTTAATTTAACGCCATTGAAACCAGAAATTAAAACATGAAAAGAATTATCAACCACAGTCGAAGCAATGTTTTCGTCAAAGAATGCATCCTTATGTTCATGCAAACCAATCGCCAAGCATCTTTGTCTAAAATATTTCTTTACATCAATTAGGCTGCTCATCTTCTAAATACATCCACAGTTCTTAGGTTGTATGATTCAGTGTCATCAAGAACACCATCTTTATTGTAATCAATTCTCATCTGGTTCATTGCTTGGTTAAAAGCTTCAAGCTCCTTCTTCTCATAATATTTTGCTCTGTCTGCAAAAACATCATCTGGCTTATTTGAAATTGATCTGAATATCTTATTAAGAGTCATATACAATGACCAGAATTTAACTTCTGAAACATCTAGAACTTCATCAACGGTAATTTTCTCACCAGTTGTTGACATGATTCTATTTCTGTAAATCTCATCTAAAATTGCAGATTGCGATTGCCTGTGAAAATCATTAAATGAATTCTTGCCGTCCTTAACATAATTTAAAATGTCTGGTTCCAATGAAACTAGATCTTCGTCAGAAGAGAAAAGCTTTTCAGTAGCAGACAACACAACTTCAATTGTTTTTTGAGAAACAACGGCCGATCCATCGGTAGTTATCTCTAGGTCTATAGTCTTGGTTCCAGCGGTCGAGTATTGCCAATCTAAATACCAAGCCACATAATCAGTAGGATCTATTGCTGAAACCTCAATAAAACTATCGCTTGCGCTCGGTTTGATCCTTATAAGACTAACCGACGCCTCTTCTGTTGAGGTATAACTTTTGATACCACTAATTCTAGTCTTTTCATTAACTTGAACTTTGGATTCAATTTTAAGAACAGGAAAAATCATAAAGTACCTCGGGAAAAATCATTTCACTTTGTTTTTTAAATATCAATAACTTAATGATTAACGTCTAGTTTCATAAACAATTTCGTAGTCGCCACAATCCCTAATCATATCTGGAGTTATGAGCTTTGTAGATTTTAACCATGCGTTTAGATTTGGAAGCCCATTCATGTCAATACTCATCAGCGCTGCGTATTGCCCTTCGACACAATTAACACTTGAATGATCATGCATATTTGATTTCTTATCATAAGGTAGACCAACATATTTCTTAGATATGTTTATCATTTCTTCTAATTGATCGTCTGAATAGTTTTTAGGTCTTAGTAAGCAGATTGAATCAACTAATAAAACATCCCAAAATTCTGAAATCTTGCACCCCTTTTCTACTGCTTCGACGATTTGAAAACCTTCATTATCTGTTAGATCATCTTCTAAATGCAAAAAGCAATGCCCATATTTTCCAATATTTGGCTTTTTACCATGCATCCAACAAGCTATGTAATGGCCCAAACAAATAACCCATGTGCTGAGGTGTGATTTTCTAGTGACAAGCCCAACATATCTTCCAGTTTTCATCAGCTTTAATGCATCAGTAATGTCTTTATAATTTAAATTGTATGATTGTCCTGTGATTAGATAACGAATAGAATCAAAATTAATTCTACCGATTAACCAAGCAAGAAATGAAATCATAATCCTTGATCTCTTTTGTTAGCTAAATCTATGTAATAAGAATAAAGAATAACATGAAGATTTGTTAAAGTTGTTTGTCCAATAACTTGATTTGTTTCAGGATGAATTAGAGTAATAACTCTTTCAGGATCATAATCTTCAGTTAGAGCACCATTGCCTTTTGAAAGATAGCTGCCATCAGGCATTAAAGTTTTTTTCTCTTCTAGAAATCTAATCGAAGGATTTTCGAGATGATTGTTAATAATCTCAACTTTATAAGATCTAAGCCATGACGTTAAATTTCCTGAAATAGTTTGCTCTTTATAATTAGCCATCTATTCCAACCTCTGAAGCTTCAGGCTTCGCTTCTTTCTTCGCCAATTCATTTTTAATGAACTGAAGACTTGACTGCAAAGCTTGATGCTCTTGCAACGTGCCTTTGTACGCTGCTAAAACTGCTTCAATGTTTTTTAATGCTTGTTCTAAATTCATAAATAACCTCTATATTTTGCTAACCAAAGGCTCATTTTTTATGGTTTCTTCTAAGGCCTCAAGCGCAGCTTTATTGCTGAGAACCTTGGCCTGGGTGTCTTGCATCAACTGAGCCGCAGCTTCTCGCGCCATGGTTTCCTTCATTTGCTTAAAAAGCAAAAAAGCAAAATACTCAGAAATAGTTTTAACGCCAAGCTGTGCAGAATATTTAACAAAATAGTTTTTTGCTAATGTACTCAATTCTTCTCCATGTTCATAATCTAAAAAATTAATTGTCACAGACAAGCCCTGCGCGTCTTTTGGTACGTTATCAAATAAACCCATTTTATCTCCTATACTATACTAGTTATTATGCCATCTTTAACCGTGACCGTTTTTAAGTCAACAGTCGTAAATGATCCAGTTGCCCCTGTTGAACCATCGCTTGAAATATATCCAGCTGCCGTTCCTACTTTTATGCTTGTTGTCCCTACTATTTTTGTAGCAGTTAAAGTGTCTGTTGCAAAAGTAAAATCTGCGTCATCCGTTAATCTACCGTTGGTTGTAGAAAATGGGACCCTTCCTGATGTTAATGCAATATCATTAAGTGTAAACTCGGCTCTTGCTGTACCAGTTGTGATTACTCCATAGAATTTATCAGTCAGAAACTCAATAGCCCCAGTTTGTGGAGAAGTATTTAAACTACCCGATGTCATTTTCAGAGGTGATATTGTTGTCGATCCTGCCGCTAAATGAAGTGCTGAAGTCGGCGCACTCCCACCTCCAAGTTTTATCAGTCCGTCATCTTGCATATAGAAAAAAGTACTTGCGTTAGTGTTAGCAGTTCCAAACCTAACAATAGCTTGCTTTCTATTCATGGTCTGTCCTGCACCCGCGCCGAGTGCTACGCTCGTGACAAGAGTTGTTTGATTTCCGATGCTATTAATTGTTGCATAAGTTGATGCAGCTCCGGATAGAGATATTCTATCTCCGATTGAAAACTGTCTTAAGAACGAAGTGCCAGTTCCTGTAACTGTGGTACCCGAAGGAGATGCGGTGCCTCCGATGTTTACGATGTCCGTCTCTTTTATTACGGTCAAACCATTTCCGGCTCTATTGCTTGACACCGAGGTCGGAGCTTTCATAAAGCCGCCGTACCCCGACAGCGAAATTCGCGCATTGTCTAAACCATTAGTGTAAATAATATAACTCGGTATTTCAACGCCGCCTGTCGGATGTCTTTCAGTTCCACTCAAAAAAGTACCATCAGTGCCTGCGAAGTAATCAAATACGGATACCGTCGAGGACCAAGAGTCATTAAATATTTTTATAACGTAAGGTAGATCGTCGTCGGCATGAATTGCCAACACCGCAGAGTAGGCGTCAGACGTTATGCCTGTGCCATCTCCGGCTAATCCTTTGTCTCTAATTGTCACTACGCCGTCTATCAGATTTGAGGTCGGGATCTTAAAACCCTTTACTTCAAAAAAAATATCGCCAGCAGAGGTTTGCCACTCTGTATTTGTTGTTGCTTGTGATGCGATATTTTTAAACACTGCATTTTTAATTCCGACTGAGGTCGGCGATGACTCGAAGCCTTGAAATGCATTTATCTTGCCGTTTGCGCTAACAACGCCATTGCCTGTTACGCTAAATTTAGCTGTCCCAGCGGCATTTTGTAATTCTAAAACATTATCTGTATCTGCTCCAGATCCTCGCTTGATTGTAACCGCTAATCTCGTAGCATCTGTTGTTATCTCAGGGCTTGATGAATTAGCGTAAGCATCTTGCAAAGTGGAAACTGATAAACCGCCGACACCAGCGGTGCCTCCAAATTTTGGAGCCTCCAGAAAAAATGCGTTAGTTGCTGAATTTAAAGCAGTTGTGCCTTCCCTGACAATTAAAAATGCTCTGAGCAATCCATTCGGTGAGATAGCGGGGTTAACTACAAAGGACTCAATCTGAATAGCGGCTTTTGCTTCAGCTAAAGAATTATATAAAGTTTGACCGCGTTGAATTGCTAATAAATTTGAGCTAAATAAAAAGATACGCTGAATTGTGAATTTATTAGACGGCACTGCCGTTGTAACACCTGCTAAATCATAATTATTAGGATCAATAGCCGTAAGAATTGCACTAGCGTTGCCTGTTTGATTGTTATATCTAAATGACGCCGCTGTTAGCGAGGCAGTTGCTGTGCTGTTTGGTGAATTTGCAGAAGTTGCATAATTAGAACCTTGTTTGAATATAATTCCAGATGATTTATTTAAGTTTAAATTAGCACCATTGGCAGAAAATATATTCCCTGAGTAATTAAAAACCGAAATTGCTTGCATCAAATCATTCAATTGCGATTGGGGACTAATTGCAAGATGTTGTGCTTGGTTCACAGCCGTAACTGTAGTTAAATTTGTATGAATAACAGAGCCTATCACTATGTATTGTCGATGTTGTGCATCTGTAAAGTCAGTTGCTTGTTGAATGACATTGCCAGAGGAATCTATCGCAACAAAAGTCAAAGCTTGAGTGCCTATATTTGTAACAGCAACATCTGTTTTTGCTGTCCATGACACTTCTGATAAAGTTGCTGGGATTACTGTATTGTCTACAAATAAACCAACGCCTAGAGCAATTGTAAATGTTGTAGCAACTCCAGCTCCTCCTGTCCCTATAGACAAAACTCCGCCTGTTTTCAGGCCTGTTGAGTGTGCCGCCATTCCAGAAATAGAAATCGGTTTATTTGCATCTGAAGTATTATCAACATTTGATAATCCTACTTGTGTTTTGGTAACACTGTGAGGATTAGAAAGATTAGAGATATGAGTATCAATCTGCGCGTGTGTGTTAGTACCAATATTTAGTAAATTAACATGATCATTTTCATAGAAATCAAGACCTTCAGAAAGCAGAGGATTAAATTTATACTTACCCATAGCTTAATGAGCCTCTGTTGTCCCAAATATTATCGTAATCTGAATTTGAATCTGCATAAGTTATTGATGTTAAAGAACCTGAAATTGTAATCTTAGATATTTTCCAGCTTGCTGCACTTGTTGCAGTTCCTGGTGCAGCTTTTCCAAGATAAGAAACTGTGCTTGAAGCTTCTTCATATAAAACTTTTTCTTGAGAAGCTGTTGCGGTAACTGAACCAGCAACCTCGACCGCTGTTTCTCCTGGTCGCGTTGGTGATTCTACGAACTTTAAGTGCTCGCGTCCTACTGTTGATCCAGGTATTGCCATTTGTTGGCTCCTATTTATTTATCTTTTAATTTTGTTAATGCTTGGTATTCATTCGCTTGAGTATAAAACCAAACATACCAATCCGAACCGTCGAAAGAGATGTCAAAATAGACATGCTCCATACCTTTTTTTGCGTTGTTCTCGAGCATGGAAACTCGAAGTGCTTCCGCACTCCGAGCTTTTAAAAAATGTGGAATATTAAAAATATCCCCAGTTCTCATTAAGACGCTGATCCTAATCTTACGATACCTTTTCCAGATTGGAAAACTTTAGTGCCGTACAATTGGTCAAGAGAGTATCTAACAGCTAAGTTAGCAAGATCTGGTTGTGATTCAAAAGAAGGCTGTAATTGGAAACCAATACACATTGCTTCTTGTTGGAATACAAGCGGTCTTCCAGAGGTAACTACAGTTGACTTAAGAACTTTCATTCCAAAGATCATACCAAGCTCACCTTGCATAACTGGTTGGCTTGATCCGTACTTAGACGCATCAACGAAATCAGCAATCTTAAGCATAGTTGCATGCTCAGCAGGATTTACAGCAAGATATCTGTTTTCATTTGGATACTCTTGTAAATCTAAAAGCTTCATTGCTTCAACGATATCTGCTTTGTCAAAAGACGCACCAGCAAAAGCGATGATATGGTCTGGACCAGAAGCAGAAACACCAGCAATAAGAGCTGCGTGGATATCTACGTCAATTTGTTTAGCATGAGCAGAGATTGCTCTTTGTAAATTTGCAGACTCTAAATTGATAGAAGATTGCTTGTTGGCTTTCTTCTCGATCAACCATTGAACAACTGCGTGCTGGTCAAGCAACAGCTTGTCAGTCCCATAAGTTAATGCAGCAGCATCAACAGCAGTGCCAGATGTTTTCTTAACAACAGTAGCAGAGCCTAATTTAGGAAACTCAATTTCATCAATTCCATTTGCAGTTGCGAATTGAGAAACATTCATAATTGTTGGAAGCAAAATTGATTTTGCAATCAGTTCTCTTTGAACTAGATTAGCAACAATAGTTTGCTTCATCGCATCCGTGGCGCTATCGCCAGTTAGTACATCAGCCATATTTTAATCCTCCTTGGATTTTACTTTAAGTTTAAATACTTAAATTTTTATATTCAATTAATAACTCAGCAGTATTCATTTTTGAATAGTCTTTCTTAGTATCACCATTCACAACAGGAGCTGCATCATGGAACTTGCTAGCAGCTTTCTTAAAAAGTGCAGGATGTTTTGCTATAGTCATCTCGAAAAACCTTTTAAGATCGTCTTGATTAACTGCAAAACCATTCTCTGCATCAACTTCAATGCTAGAAAATTCACTAGAACTAGCTTTCAATAAAAGATCAACGTCAACGCATCCATGTTTCAACGCCTCAGCTTTAAGCTGTGACTCAACAGATCTAAAAGCAAAAGAACCGACGACCTTGTTTATTTTCTCGTCCTTTTCTTTTATCTGGCTTCTTAGAGACTCGATCAACTCTTGACTCTTTCCTTGAGCTTCGAGTTCTTTCTCCTCGTAACCTTTAAGCTTTTGAGCCAACTCATCAACTTTTGACTTCGCTTTTTTTGCTTCATCAACAGTTCTTTTGTATGTCTCGTATGCTACTTTTTCGTCTTGTTTTGTCTTCTCGTTGTCACCGACAACTTGATCTTTTACTTTATCGTCGGCACCGCCAACTACTGGTTCTGACATAATGCAACTCCTATTTGGTTATAAAGTCAATACTAGCTAGACTTTATTTGTTATTGTAAATCTTTTTAAGCTCTTTAAATAAGTAAGTCCTAACGATCCTATTAATTACATTATGTAATTTCTTATTATCGCCAAAGAACTTCCAACCTCTATCTGTTAAATATTTAGCTATTGTGCTGTTCTTTTCAACCTTTTTGTTTTCATTAAACTCAGAAGTTTTGTAAGGCTTTCTATTCTTATCATCTCTAAAATTAATTCTAACTGATGAGTTTGCTTTATCAATAGATACGACACCAAGTGAATCAATCAATTGACCTGTGAAAGTAGCGTTAGATAAACCATCAACATAAGTATCATGAGTTTTATTATGCTTTGCCAATTGCCGTTTTGATTCAATGGTTGACTCTTTTAAAGCAGGAAACCTTTCTCCTGTTTTTATATTCTTACCAGTTCTAATGTAACCTTTTGTCATATCAACAGTTGCTTGGCCAACATCTAAAAGGACTTGAGTGTCTGTCATTATCTTCTTAATGCTTTCAGCAAAAGATCTTTTAAGATTCTTAGTGTCTATCTTTACCTCTGCCATGCGTAATATTCCCTGTATGTTCTTTTTAAAACACAAACCACATGAGCTTTTTCAGCAACAGGAATGTCAGTTTTCTTATCACGCCAAACAACGGCAAGCTTTACATACTCATCAAACTCTTCAACAGCTTCTAAAGAGAAGTAATGATTTCTCATTTTAATATGTGAATACTTACAGCCAACGATGAACTTACTTATCATGGCTTAACCTTGGTTGGCCTATCTCCAGAGAATATCTCAAATAGCCTTGCTAAATTGTGGCCAGTAAAAATATCAGCAACAGAAGTCTTAGATACAATCTTATTTTCATACTTACTTTTAACCTTTTCAATATCATCAGCAGTCAAACCAAGAAATGGTCTCTTCTTAACCGTATCACCAGTTAGATGATTAAATGCCTTCGGAGCCTCTTCGTTATCAATACCAATAGATAAAGCTTTAGAGCTATCGTCAATTAAATCAATGCTTGCTAACATTGATCCAGTTAATTTCATGTTGACCTGATCTGCTTTTTTACCAAATGCTTTAAACTCTAGTGAATTAATATACTCTGGCGAATACTTAGTAAGCTCAACTTCTGAGCCGCTTTTACTAACACCATAACCAGACTTAGTTCTCTTATTTATTATAGAAATAAACTCTTCAGCAATAGCCCTTCTAATAGCTGAATCCTTGACAGGCTCGCCAAACATTTTGACGAGATCTATCTCAAGGCTTACTTCATTCTCTTCAAAATTACTCTTCGCTAGCATCGCTATTAGTCTCTACCTTCTTTAGAAAGTCACTAACTACAGACTCTTTTTTGGCCTTATCATTTGCAGCTTTAACAATATCAGGACTCGATTCGCTCTGGATTTCTAAAAGCTTTTCTTCAGCGTCTTCCATGCTTAAGTCGTAGAACTCAGCAATTGCCATTTGCTTGTTAGCAATGCCTAAATCTAATTTCTTTTTAATGTTTTCTAGCTTATCAGATTCAGATTGAATCATTTCTGGTGAATGATACTCAACCGAAATATTACAATTATCTGGTATTACAAAGCTTAATATCGCCTCATCTGTTGCGCTTGTTGCATAATTCCACTTCTTAATTAAATCAAATAAATCAAGCTCAGCTTTGATAAACACTTCTTTATCCTGCTTGTTGGCCTCTAGATCTGAAATCATACCAAGCAATCTATCAAGACCTGAATTATACTTTGCTCCTGAATCGGATTGACCATTAATAGTCTTTGGATCAAGACCTCTGCTAGATAAGAAATTACTTAGTAAATTTTCTACAGCAGATATTGAACCAGATACATCAGCGCCAGCATTAACAAAACCAAAGTCAGGTTGCACTGGTTGGCTAGGATCTATCGGCAAATGAATCACTTTATTAACACCAATAGTAAGGCTCGACGGCATAAGATCTTTTGAAGTCTTTAAAATCGCGACGCCGAAGGCTTGCATCTTAACCAATTGCTGAAGATCGGATAAGGCAGAATTGTATTGAATTGTGAAATCAACCAATGGTTGACCACTTCTAACAAAATATTCAAAGTCCTTTAGCCCAGATATATCTACAAATGGAATTTTACCAATTGGATTTGGAAGAACTTCTCCTGTGGTGTTACCATTGCCATCAAAAATAAAATTATCTTTATCACTCCATACGATATATTTATTAAGTGATTTCTTATAATCATCAATATCAGCTATTGACTGGTTTTGCATATCACTAGAAACATCTAACGACTTATCATAAGAATTCATTACAACAGTTTGCGCAAGCTCTGGATCTTCATCCGATGGGATAACGTCAAAATGATGAGGTAGTAAAGCCCTTGCATCAATCTTGTTATTCTTAGCAACAACCTTAAGCGTCGCCTGAGATTGCATCTTGAAATAAACATTTGCTTTAAATAAACATTTATCTATTTCTGACTTTTCATAAAGCTTAATAAGCTCATCCGATTGATCTTGAGTTAAACCAGAAAATGATCTTTTAGGAGCATCTTTGTAAAGAGATGCTTCTTTGCTTGCGATTCGCTTAGCTAAATTAATGCTTGAGATAATAACATAATCACTCACTGTACTCTTTGAGTATTGTCCCAACAGATAATCGACAACATACTTTCTTATCCTGTCGTTATATATTTCAAATGCCTTAAGTGACTCTGACTTACGACTAGTATTTTCACTAGACTTAATGTCTTTTAGAAACAATTCTCTATCAGCTTTATTTAGTAAATCCATGTTATCGCTCCGATTGGAAAGTCTTCATTGTAATTTTAGCAAAAGGCGAAAGCTTGTAACACATATATCCTAACGAGTCACTAATATGAGTCAACATCTTATTGCTGCCTGATTGGTCTAGCTCGTTGTTTTTCCATACAACTTTTTCTAGATCGTTGATAAGCTTCTTGCACTTTGGATCTATGATTATCCTATTCTGTTGAAATAGTCTGTTCACGTTATTAACTCTATCAGTGACAAAAGGATTGTGCGTTGATTCAATTGTAAAACCAGCTTGCTTTAATATATCAAAATCAGATTGCCCAGATGTTTTTCTATTTCTTCCAGTGCTATCTGGAATTATGACAGCCCCTGATAAATCTTTTTTCTTAAGCCCATCGCATGTCTTAAAAGTGTCTGAATTTTCTAAAAACAATTCATCAAATATATAAAACTTACCGTCGTCAATGTATTGGCCAATTACTGAACACATGGGATTTACATTAAAATCTTGCCCTATGAACACAGTGCCAGGCCTTCTAACTACTGGTTTAACATGCTCGTCTCTTCTGAAAGAATAGTAAACTTGACCGTTTGATTCATCATTAAATTCACCATGAAGAAATCTATTGCGCTCCTTCTCAGGCATTGATTGAAGCATTTTAATATAATCGTCATCAATATTATCTAGGTTATCTGAT